TTCACACCTATCTCGCTGTATTACAGCGCCACAGCGTCTGCCGTGCCTTTAGCGGCAAACTTGACAGCAGGTGAGCTTGCGTTGAACACTAATGATGGCAAACTGTATTATAAAAACAGCAGCAATGTGGTAACTTTGCTTGCATCTTCCGCATCAACAGTTGCTGCGGGCTCCACAACGCAAGTGCAATATAACTTGTCAGGCGTATTGGCAGGTTCTGCCAATATGACGTTCAATGGCACTGTGCTGACTTCTAGCTTTGCAGGCCCTGTTGCTGCAACAACTTTATCGGCGTCTAGCACAGTTAGTGGCACCGGCTTCAGCACGTACTTGGCAAGTCCACCGGCAATTGGCAGCACAGCACCTGCTGCTGGGTCATTTACCACCCTGAGCGCATCTAGTACAGTTAGCGGCACCGGTTTTAGCACCTACTTAGCTTCGCCTCCTGCTATTGGTGGGACAGCAGCGGCTGCTGGCGCGTTTACCACCCTGAGCGCATCTAGCACAGTTAGTGGCACAGGTTTCAGTACCTATCTTGCTTCGCCCCCAGCCATAGGTGGTACGGCTGCTGCTGCTGGGTCATTTACGGCACTGTCCTATAACACCACGCTTACAGGCGGTACAGGTGTTGTCAATCTTGGCAGCGGGCAGTTTTACAAAAGCGCTAGTGGTAACGTGGGGATTGGTACGGTTTCGCCAACAACAGCACTGAATGTCTACAAAGCAACCGCGGCAGTTGTTTCTGTTGATGGAGATAGTAGTGCAGTATTGAGAGCAACACGTTATACAACAGATACTAACCCGTCGGAAATAGTTGCAAGAAAAGCAAGAGGAACATTAGCTGCCCCAACTACTGTGGCTACATCAGATATTGCTGGAGGCGTATTTTTTCAGGCATATGGTGGAACAAATTTTAGAAACATCGGCAGAATTGATGGGTTGGTTCAAACATACACATCTGACACAAATATTGCAGGTGCTTTGGCTTTTTACACAAACAACAGTTCTACCGATGTTACCGAACGGATGCGCCTCACTTCCGGTGGCGCCTTAATGATCAACAACACCGGCACGCCTGTATACAATGAGTTGCTGAATGTAACTGGCGCTGATGCAAGAATAAATGGCTTAACTGTAGGCTTAGGGTACTCAAATAATGCGTATTCAACAGTCGTAGGCGATGGCGCGCTTGCTGCGGTTGCCACAGGACAAGGCAATACCGCGTTTGGCTATCAAGCACTTGCAAATACTACGGGCACAGGCGGCTATAACACTGCAGTTGGTCCACAAGCAGGTCTTAATCTCACAGGCAACTACAATACAGTTGTTGGGTACGGCGCAGGCAGCGGCACTTCTTCTTCTGCAAGTAGTACGTTCATTGGCGTCAATTCAGGCAGCGCTGCGTCTTGTTCTTATACAGTCATTCTTGGAAGTTACACAGGCTCTGGATTACCGCTTAGTGGTGGCGTCAATAACTACGTTGTATTGAGTGACGGTTCTGGAAACGTCAAAATGACGTACAACGCCACAGGTGTTGGCTTTTACGTGCAATCCACCGTTACAACTAAGTCTGCTGCAGCAACACTTACCGGCGCTGAAGTGTTGACACAGATTCTTAGTACCACAGGCACATCATACACTGTGACAATGCCTACAGGAACTGCAATGGATACTGCAACAGGCGGTATGGCAGTTGATTCTGCATTTGACTTTACTGTTATCAATGCAGCATCAGGAACCATTACAATGGCAACTAACACAAACTTCAACAATGTTGGGTCGTTGTCTGTGCCAACCGGCACGTCGGCTTCTTATAAAATTAGGAAGACGGCTGCCAATACCTTTGTCATGTATCGCATGTAATTAATGTAAGGAGTTTCCATGGAAAAAATCGCTGTATCTACGCAACTGCTCAACGCCATTCTTGGGTATCTGGGTGATAAGCCCTATAAAGAAACGTTTCAGCTGATTGCAGCTATACAAAAAGAAGCCAGCGATGCGCAGGCAAATGACACTGCATTGCAAGATATTGATGATGGAAAACCAGCAGCTCTTTAATCTTGTAGTGACTGCAGCTGGGTTTCTGGCCGCATATGTTTTGAACAGCATGACGCGCCAGATGCAAAAGCTGGAAGACAAGGTCAACGCAATGCCAACCGCGTACGTCATCAAAGATGACTACAAGGCTGACATTGCGGAGGTAAAGACCATTTTGAAGCAGATTTTTGACAAGCTCGACAGCAAGGCTGACAAATGAATGCGTTGGCTTGTACTTGCACTTGCCCTGTCGTTGGTGTACGGCGCAACGGTCAGGCGTGAGTGCAGCGTATCCGAGTTTGTAAACATTGCGTACTCCAGCCATGACCCCAAGGAGCGCACAGGCAAGATTTTGGAGTGGCTAGACGAGTCCGGCCCAGTGTGTACCAAGGAGCAATTAACCTTGATTTACGCTAACATGGCAACGATAATGGGGTCTGCCGATAGCATGAAAATACGCTCAAGGATTGAGCAGTTGTATGAAAGGGCAAAGTGATGGACGCAAAAGATAAGCTGATTTACTGGGTCACAATGATGGTGACCGCCACCCTATGCTCTGTAGTCGTTGTCCTAATCGGGGCGCTTGTACATGGGCTGTTTGTCAAGGAAGTGGACAACACCAAAATTTTTGAAATCATTGGCCCTGCATTTCAGACCATTGTGGGCGGATTGATTGGGTGGCTCAGTGGCTTAAAAGTTGGTAGCCACATGGATGAAATCACAGTAGGAGAAAAAAATGGCGCTTGACCCTGTATCCGCTCTTCTCGACATTGGTGGAAAAGTCATGGACAGGCTGTGGCCTGACCCCGTGCAAGCTGCTGCTGCAAAAATGGAACTGTTTAAACTGCAACAGAGCGGCGAGCTATCTATCATTGCAGGGCAACTAGAAATCAACAAGGCCGAAGCTGCCAATCCCAGCATTTTTGTGTCTGGCTGGCGACCCGGCATTGGTTGGGTTTGCGGCGCAGGTTTTGCCGTGCAATTCGTTATTGGCCCGTTGGCTGAATGGGGCAGTGCGCTCTACGGTCACCCCGTGAAATTTCCCGCAATGGATATGGGAACCATGATGCCGCTCATGTTGGGAATGCTCGGGTTGTCTGGTATGCGCACCGCTGAGAAAATCAACGGGGTTGCCGCCAAATGATTAACAGCCGCAGCCTTGATGACCTAGTGCCACCCGCCAAACAGCGGGCGCAGGCGTTTGTGGAAGCTGCCAAAGCCAAGGGTATCGACCTGCTGGTGACCTCTACCTACCGCGACAGCGAGAGCCAAGATGCGCTCTACGCGCAAGGCCGCACCACTCCCGGCAACATAGTGACTAGGGCCAAGGCAGGGCAGTCATGGCACAACTATCGCTGCGCTCTGGATGTTGTTCCTCTTGTTAATGGGAAAGCGGTCTGGGATGACCAAGCCGTGTGGAAACAAGTAGGTGAGATTGGTAAGGCTTGTGGATTAGAGTGGGCTGGCGATTGGAAGACGTTCAAAGAGTTCCCGCACTTCCAATACACTGGTGGAATGACTCTTGCCCAACTGCAACAAGGCGCAAAGATAGCGTAAATACCATGCAATCCTTGATACAATGTCTACGCGGACTTGCGCATAATTTATCTAAGGCTACAGTATGACAACGCCTTCATTTGTCTTAACGTACGACAGCCTCAGTAGTAGCGTCTTGCAATATCTTGAGCGCAAAGACGCTGCAGTTATTGCGTTCATACCGCAAGCCATCGCACTGGCTGAGTTTGAGATTGCTGAGAACATCAAGACATTGGGGCAAATGATTGTCGCCAATGGCAATATGACATCCGGCAATCCTGTGATTCAAAAACCTGCACGGTGGCGTAAAACAGTGTCCATGACACTCACTACAGCTGCAGGTGAAAAGCAACCTATTTTGCTACGCAAGTTGGAGTACTTAAGCCAATATTGGCCTGACGCTACAGCCACTGGCACGCCACTGTATTACGCAGACTACGACTACGACAATTGGTTTGTTGCGCCTACACCGTCAACAAACTTTGCGTTTCAAACACTTTGCTATACGCGACTTGCGCCACTGTCATCTGCTAATCAGACAAACTGGCTAACTCAGAATGCGCCTAATGTTATGCTTTTTGGCACACTGAAACAGACGGCGCCGTTTTTGAAAGATGACGCGCGGCTTGCAACTTGGGGGCAGATGTTTGATGCAGCTTTGGCCGCATTGAAGGTTGAAGACGCATTGCGCATAGGTGATCGGCAAGCTATTGTTCCGGATTCATAATCATGACAACATACACCAACCCATTTACTGGGCAAACGATTGAGCCTTCAGCCGTTAGCTATGAGTCGCTTAGCCTCACAGCAAACACCACGCTGGATTGGCCCATTAACGGCAATGATACTACGCCTGCCAGTAGCATTATAGATGTCACCACTACGTCATATGCTGGCCTGTCGCTGACACTACCGCCTGCAACGCAAGTTTCAACTGGCCAGTCAATTCTGATTCGTAACATTGGCTCGCTTGCATTCACTGTTAAAGACAACGGCGGTGGCACGATTGTGTCAGCAACTTCCGGCGTTGCATATTACCTGTATCTTACTAGCAATAGCACTACTGCAGGTGTATGGGCAACAGTAACTTTTGGTGCAGGCACGTCAGCTGCTAATGCAGCAACTTTGGCAGGGTACGGTCTTACAGCTGTTGGCGCAACACTCAACCAAAGCTATCAGATTGCTAGCTATTACTCAACAACTACATTGCCTGTCACTGTACAAGCCAAGTTTGTTGTGTGGGGCGGGGGTGTAGGCACACTCACGTTGCCGTCAGCTGCCACAGCTGGCGCCAACTGGTTCTGCATGATTCGCAATAATGGCACAGGCATTTTGACTCTTACGCCCGCAGGCTCTGACACTATTGATGGCAATGCATCTCAGCAATTGCAATTGACTGAATCCCTTGTCGTGGTCTCCAGTGGCACTGGATGGAATACCTTTGGTTATGGTAGGTCAAATTCTTTTGCATACACTCAGCTATCCCTGGTGGTTACTGGAGGTACTACCACTCTGACGTCTGCCCAAGGCGCTAACACAATTCAGGCGTATTCAGGTACTTTGACCAGCAATCAGATTGTTGTGGTGCCTTCCACTGTGCAGTTGTACACAATAGCCAACAACACAACTGGCTCATTTACGTTTACTGTAAAAACGTCTGCGGTTAGCGCTGCAACTCTTACCATTTCGCAAGGCGACTCGCTTGTCGTAATTTGCGACGGCACGAATGTATACAATGCAGCGTCAGGCTCAACAAGCACCATCACGTCACTCACAGTTGGTAACGGGTCTTTGTCTGTGCCGTCAATCAAGTTTACGGGTGATGTAAACTCGGGCATATACCTTGTAGCATCAAGCCAAGTTGGATTTGTAATTGGCAACACACAAGCAGGTTACTACAACGCCACAGGTTTAACCATGGCTGGCACTGGCACGTTTATTACTGGGATTGCCGGGGGCACGTTTTAATGACAACTTACGTCATCTCACTTGCCATTAAGCCGGGCATTCAGCGTGATGGTACGCTGTTTGACTCACCAATGCATGTTGACGGGTTGTGGGTCAGGTTTCAACGCGGCCGTGCTCGTAAAATAGGTGGTTACAACGCCATCTTTTTGAATGCCAGTGAAATTAGCCGCGGCATGATAATGCAATCGCAAGAAGGCTTGAATTACGTGTATTCAGGCTCTGCCAACTACTTGCAGCAATGGCAAACAGCAAATACAGATGGCGTAGGCTCAGGTCCTGTCAATATCACACTATCAAACTTTACTGCCAGCACCAATAATCTATGGCAGTTTGACGTTGGCTATAACGATGGTGCAGGCGCTTTGCAAGTTGTGGCGCACCCTGGTCAAAATTTGAAGTACATTGACAGCACAATCAATACTCCAGTGCTATCAGGTACATTTCCTGGTGGGTCATTGAGCAAAGTTGGCGTCTTTTCTGTTGCAGGCACCATATCTACTTTGACAACGTTTACCATTGTAGGGTTGAACTACACTATTGGTCCAGGCCAAACTGTTACAGGCGGGGGCGTACCCGCAAATACAACGGTTGTAACGTCAGTTGTAGGCGCCAGCAACACTGTTGTAACGCTGTCAGCTGGTGGCACTAATGGCGCGCAGACATTGACGTTTGACAATAACATCTCAGTGTCAGGTGGGGCGTGCATGCTTTACCCATACTTGTTTGTTTATGGCAATAATGGGCTTATTCAAAATTGTAGCGCAGGCAACTTTAATGACTGGGTTAGTGCTGATGCCAACGCCGTCAATGTATCAGCAACCAAGATTGTCAAGGGCATAGCGCTTAGGGGTGGTACAACGTCCCCTGCAGGCCTATTCTGGTCACTCGACCAGTTGACCAGGATAACCTATGCACCCACCACGGTTGGCACTTCTACGCTGTACTGGCGCGCCGACATCATCTCTACGCAAACTTCAATCATGTCCAGTCAATGCGTGATTGAGTATGATGGCATTATTTACTGGGTTGCAGTTGATCGCTTTTTGCTGTACAACGGTGTGGTCCAAGAAATCCCCAATAACACCAATATCAATTTCTTCTTTGACAACATGAATTACAGTCAGCGCCAAAAAGTTTGGGCTGCAAAAGTGCCGCGTTGGGGGGAGATCTGGTGGTTCTACCCGTCAGGTAGTTCTACAGAATGCAACAATGCTATTATTTTCAACGTGCGTGACCAAGTCTGGTATGACGCTGGGTTTGCACCTGGTGCAGCTAGATCCGCAGGCGTGTTCTCAGAAGTCTTTAGGTACCCCATTTGGGGTGGCAATGTTGCAAATACTGAGAACACTTATACGCTTTGGCAGCATGAAACTGGCTCAAACCAAGTGTATTTGACTGACGTCAATGCTGTGCAATCTTTCTTCGAGACCAACAATATTGGGTGGGTAACTGGCGGTCCCGGGCAAGATCAAGTACAGGGCGCCAACAAGTGGATTCGTATTGAGCGCATTGAGCCTGACTTTGTGCAATCCGGCGATATGAGCGTGGTGGTCACAGGTAAGGGCTACGCTGATGACGTTGACGTTGAGTCAGACCCATACGTGTTTTCGTCAGATACGCTTAAAATAGATATGCGTGAGCAACGCCGCGAAATGCGTTTGCGATTTGAATCAAATACGTTCAATGGGAACTACGAAACAGGTAAAATACTCATAAGCGTCGACACTGGCGATGAACGTAGCACAGGAAACCCGTAATGACTACATATGACCCGCGCGGACTTACATGGGATAGGTGGTGCGCCCTTATGAATGAGCTATTTGCAGCTCAGCAATTAGGCACTGTATCTGAAGATCGCTGGCGCGACTGGGCTAATGGCGTCCAAGGCATTGGCTATTTCTCAAACTCAGGTGTCCCAGATCAATCAGGCTTTGCGTCTTGGCAAGACTGGGCTAAGTCACTGGTTGGTATCATGTCGGTAGGAGCGCCATAAGATGTCTGAGATAAAAACGCTATTAGATATTGTTGCTGCTGATTATGCAAAGCATTATGCAGATGGCCCCATGTCTGCTGAAGAGGCACAAAAGCAATTTTTGTTGTACGTAGCGCAAGGTCACATCTACTACTACACGGGCAAAACCATCTTTATTGTGTCTGAAGCCAAAGGCATGCCTGACACTATGGAGTTTCACTCCATGAACGCAGGTGGATTGAAAGACTTGGTGCAGGGTATTGAAGAAATGCTAGACCATGCAAAGCGGCGATTTCGCAATGCAGTAACGTACTACGACAACCCAGAACTGAATAATCTAGGCAAGTTCTTTAAGTACCCAATCACATTTGCAAAAATAGATGAAGGCGCGGATCGTACGTATTCTGCAACATTTCATCTAAGGGACTAATCATGGGCGCTCTCAATAGCATTACAAACAGTGTATCTGAGACACTTGGCACGTCAGGTAGTGGCAGCAAAACGCTTGGCATCAATACTGATGACCTGTCCAAAACGCTTGGCACAAATAGTAGCACTAGTGGATTAGGCGCGCTAGGCAAAGAACTGACTAACAACGATCTGGTCAATGCCGCCCTTGTAACAACAGCTGCTATATATGGGGGCCCGCTTGGTGCCGCAGCTGCTAATGGCTTAATTTCTCGTGCGCAAGGCCATGACTGGGACCAAGTTGCCGCTAATGCTGCAGGCGCAGGTATGCTTGCGTATGCAGCGCCTATTGCGTATGATTACGCCACAGGGGCGTCTGCTGCGCCTTTGACAGGCACCGAAGCTGGATTAACGGAAGGCGTATCATATGGTGGTGGTGGCGCTGATGCTGTTGCATCTGCGCCTGTGCAGTACTCAACCAACCAAGCTGTTGCATCAGGCATGAGCCCAGGTTCTATGGGTGCGCAAATGTCTGCATCTAATTGGGCAGCAACTCCAGAAGCTTTGCAAGCAGGTAGCACAGCGGGTTTGAATTCAGAACAACTGGCTGCAGCGCAAGGCGTAGTTACAAAAGGCGCAACACCTGCACTATATGATATGGCAGTAGAAGGCAATGCAAGAGCATTGGCTGACCAACT